TATTGAAAAGCCCATAGCCACAGTTTCGTGGTTATATCTTGAAGTAAATGACTCTTGTGCAGAATCATAAGAAATAGCAGAGCCTTCTGGCTTTACTGGGGCTGCCCCAAAACCAGATAACTTTACTTCTTCTTCAAAGCTACGCTCTGAGTTTTCTACTTCATAAATTTCAGTATGTTCATCTTCATACTTCTCATACTCTAATCCAAACAATGCGTTTAGACCCGGTAATAACTCCTTAAGGAGTTGCGCTCTTGAAATAGCCATATTACAACCTCCTTAAGCTGCGCCACTAGTTGATGTAAGCTGATGATAATTGAATTTACAAACCAATATTGGAAAGTTACTTCCTTTTTCATCACCTAAGTCACCGCCTAGATAGTCTATTATTTTAATACCGTCACCTGCATTTGTAGATATCTCAGATGCATCTAATGATACTCTTGATATACCTAAGTCTGTATTTGCAGATCCCTGTACAACTGGTGCGTTTTTGCCATAGATGTCTCTTGCATTAGAAAATGCTCCATCCGCCTGTATTGTAAATAATACGTTTGGATCATCTACAACATACGCCATTGCATCAGATGCCACGGTGCTTGCTGGAAAATGTTGACTGAAAGTCAACTGCTTAGTATTTGGATCTGTAAATCGGCAACCCATGAAAATTCCACATAAGTCAGTTGCTGAACCATCCATAGTACCTGTCATTTTTGCAATAGTAGTTGCATTACTGGCATTTACTAGTTGAACGATATCGCCCTTAACTATAGCTGTACTTTCACCAGATTTGATAGGGTATTGTCTAAATACCTCTAATGAACCTGTGTCGAATCTACCGATTGGGTTTAATCCAAATGGTGCTGCTATGCTGCTCATTTTAGTACCTCTTCGGTTAATTTGTTAATATTTATTACGAAGTGCGTGTGCTTTTCTCTGGTTTGAGAACTGGCATACGGGGATCGGATTCCTTCATGTAACTATTGTCAACAGCCTGCATCTGTGAAGATGCTTGGTTTTTTTGATAGTCCCTTCTGGCTTCCATATTTTCTGTGGAGTTCTTGCAAAGTAACAATCCTCCAACCTCTACATTACCTTTGAATTTAGAATCAACATCAGAAATAATCTTCAACTCAGGATGATCTTCTAATTTTACAGGCTCCCAACCTTCACGAAATTTTGACGATACATTTGTCATATCAGACTGTCCAAGGGCAGATGTACGAATCCATCGGAACTCTACACCCTCTTGAGGCGTTGGATCAGGTAAGGCTGATGGTCTTTGCCATGTTGTCTTACGTTCTGATTTTTCTCTTGTATCTTCTGTGCGTGAGTCTCTGTTAACCATTATATTGATTCCTTCAATAGTTGCGCTGCATATTGTTCAGGGGTAACTCCCAGACGTTTAGCGAGTCCTATCTGGGTGGAGGTTAGTTGCACTTTGCGTGGTTTTTTTGCACTTCTATTAACTGGGGCAACCACGGTACCAGCAGTTCGTTGAGGTGCTTCTACCTCTTCTGTCTCAACGGTCTGCTTGTCTTTGTTGAAATGCTCTGGAAATGCTTTACCCATAGCTTCATCAATTCTTCTGTAATATTCTTCTGTGTCTAGCTTTGGATTTAATCCTGCTTTTACTAATTTTTGATGTACGCCCATAGCGTAACCTGTCATATCTTCATAGTCATCTTTTTGAAACCAGTCGCTATTTGCTTCTAGCCACTCTTTGTCTTTTCCTGTTGGTTCCTGCACTTTACGTTGAGCAGGAGCCTGAGCTGGAGGAGCTGCTTCAGGCTCTTCTGCTCTTACTGGGGGTTTGTAATTATCAACCCGATACTTTTCATTTTGCACATTAGTTAATTTCTCTTGTGCCTCTATCAACTTATCAGGATCACCGGCCTCATAAGCATCTTTGTATTCTTGTTTTGCCTGAGTAAGTTGCGCTTCAACTCTACTCTTGGCCTGCTCAACTAATACTCCTTCACCATCATCAAGTGTTTTTCTTAGCTTTTTATTTTCTTCCATGAGCTTTTGTGTGGCTGTTACGGCCTCTTCACTAAGGCGTTTGGCCTCTTCTTTTTGCCTACGCTCTTCGTGGTACTCATATTTTAACTGTTTAATTCTTTTTTGCACATCGCCTTTGTAGCTGTTGATTTCATCATCATCAGGTATATTTGGCTCTGTGTTTTCTGCCCTCTTTGGTCTGTTTCTGTCTTCTTCAGGTGTATCGTCTACAACCTCAATCTCGACTTCCTCTTTATCCAAATTAACTTCTTGTTCTATTTTTTCTGCTGTATTTTCCATCACGCCCTCGCATACTCTCTTGGATCATCAACCACAGCTTCTACTGTGTCATCATTAATTAATCTAAATTCCTCACCTCTAAGTTTAAATCTTGTTCCAGAGTAGGATCTGAATATAACAAAATCACCTTCTTTACAGTATGGTCCATCTGGAAACTTGTCTGCATCTTTGTATGCAGCCTCTCCAGCAGATATAACCAGCCCTATAATTGAAGCTGTTTGCTCTAATCCTTTTAGTGCATCTGGGATAATAACTCCTCCTGCAGTCTTTTCTTCTAACTTTGGGATAGCTATTAAAAGTTTATAACCTTTTGGTTCGGGTAGTTTGCGAGTAGTATCTTCGTCTAGTTTTATTTTTTCTGCAGAGTACATCTCTGATCCTTTTTGCAGCGATTTAGGTTCACCGTAACCTTGCAGACTCAATCGTCTGAAATAACGTTATTTTAAATATACACACCTATTGACAAAATTGGAACCCCTAATCTTCAATAAATCTCTTTTCTGCTTCCTGCAACATATCTTGGGCAATAGACATTCCCTGTATTTTCCCGACAAGTCTTTGATATTCCTCGAAATTATTTGGTCTGCCGGATGAAATATGGTTAGAGACAGCATCTATCTCTTCCTGAACTTTTTTAATAATGTGTGTATAAATAGTTTCATTACTGCTCATTTTGTAACTGCTCTGCTGCTTGCATTACTAACTTTGCTTCTTCTTTTTGATCTTTAGATGCATCGGTTGCAAGTTTGGCGGCAACTCTTACGCCCTCTCTTCTATCCTCTGACTGTAATCTTTCTTTTTGATTATTATCATTCATCATAGCTTTTTGTGCTTCAAGCTCTAACTTTGCTAAATCCATTTGTTTTTTGTGCATAAGCTCCTGCTCTTTTATAGCAAGCTCTCTTTGTTGTATTTGAGTTAAAGGATCTTGTTGTTGTCTTTGAGCTTCTCTTTGTTGCATCTCTGCATTATTTTCTTTTAATAGTTTTTCTGCCGCTTCTGCCGTTACTCTTGAAAGCTCCTCTTCCGTATCTTCTGGTAATGGCTTTTCTTCATTTGGCATTGAAACACCAAGATTCTTCTCAATCTCTTTCCTGTACTGAAATGCCACATGTTCTGTAATGTGCGCCGATAAAGCCGCCTGTATTGCACCTGCAAAAGGTGATTGACCTACAATTTCTTTAATTTTTGGATCATTTGCTGCAGCCATGTGAACTCTAATATGAGCTTCGTGATCTTGGTATTTAAATGCTTTTACTGGCTCTTGTTTTAACATTGCCATGTTTTCTGTCACTGGATCTGCTGGCTTTATGTCATCTGGAAGTTTAATAATGCTCTTTGCATCTTGTATTCCAAGAACCTCTAACATCTGTCTGTGTAGTTTGCCCATATCATATAATTGAGGTGCCTGCTGTGCTAATTGCAATGCTGCTTGGTACTGCATAACTCTTTGAGACATTGTTGCGGCATTGGGATCTGAAACTGGTATTACATCAACTCTGTCATCAAAATCTTTGGTTCTGTCAAAGTCACCTTCCATTTCGTATGCGTACTTGCCATCCATGTAATCTCTAATAACATTTGATAATAATCTTAGCTCTTTTTTCAAAGCTGCATGGAGTCTAGATTGAACACCAGACATAACTTTCATGGAGCGCTCCATAAGAGCAAGAGTTGTCCCTACTGGTGCTTGGGCGTTGATGTCTCCGACTTGTATATCCGCAACGGAGCCAATCCTTCTCCCCTCGTCAACGATATTTCCGAGCAACTGGTACAAGACCGAGCTTGGTTCTTTGTAAGGTATGAAAGTAATAGCATCACGAATTGCACCACCCGGGACATCAACGTCACGGAACTCACCCGGCATGAGAGGCGAATCATCACCTTTGATACGAAGACCCCTAGCCTTAAGACCGGCTGGTAAGT